AACCTAAACGGTCTAAAATAATTTGTTGTTTATCCGCTAAAGCTTTTTCGGTTTTAACTTGTGTAGCTAAATCTTTTTTTGTTTGCGCTTGATCTGTTTCAAATTGTTGTAATTCGGTTTGGTTCATTTCGCGCGTAATTGTGTTGCCAGTAAGCGCGTCAAAAATAGTTATTTGTGCCGTTGTCATATATTCCTTAACTGTTCGCTAAACCGTAAATAGAAATTGTGCCAGCAATATTGCCGGTAGATAATAAAACTAAATCGGTGTAACTTGTAGCGGTGTTTATTGTGCCTACAACTAAGTTACCAATAATTGACGCGCCGCCTAAACTGCCGTTAGTAACTGCATAAACTGTTTCAACAGTTAAAAAAGGCGACGAAATTTCAAAAAACGTACCCATAAGAGTAGAACTATTGTTTCCAACTAAAAAACCTGAACTAGCGTTAAAAGCGTTAGCAGTTACTGATCTTTGGTTTTCGTCAAAATAAACGCCGGTGCTTGAATAATTTGATGCTGTATCGGGCGTTCCCGCTGTACCACAACGTATTTTTAAACTGCCAGCAGAAGTAAAATCGCTAAATCTAATTACGTAATGGTCATAAGAACTGCTAAAAACGTTTGTTAAATTGTGCTGGGTTGCCGCCGTTAAAGTAGTTTTTGCAATAAACGTTAAACCGCTAGCCGCTGCGGGCGCTGGGCCTACTGTCGCCCAGGCTGCGCCGTCGTAATATTGCACTACGTTAGTGCTTTCCAAATAACATAACTGACCTTCAGCTAAAGGCTTTTCGCCTGCCCCGCCAAAACCTGCGTCACGGGTGACGGAGGTAGCAAAAACTGGTACGCCTGTAGCTGCGCTGTTATTTAATTGCGCTGCCTCTAAAACTTGTGCCGCAACAAAGATAGGTACTGTAGTTTGTGTATTTGCCATAAGTCCTTTTAGATTATCCTAAAACATTGTCTGCGTCTATGATGCCGAAAATCGCGTCGTCTAATACCAGTTCAAATACGACCGTAGTAGGGCTTGTAAATAACATTATTTTATGGCCAGTACGGATTTCTAGACTGTGTTCGATACCTTCTATTGCTAGTTCTTGTGCCAGTTCGGTAGTGCCTGCACCGCTAGTAAACGTTTTTTCTACGGTAATTGTTTGCCCGATATCTAGCGCCGCTAAAGTTTCGCGCTGCGGGTTTGTCAACATATTAAACGCCGTACCTACTGACGTGTAGCGGGCTTGCGGTTCGCCGTCTAAAAGGTAGCTAGCTAAGGTTGCGGCTGCCGCGTCGTTGTGTAAAAGACTATTAGTAATGCTTGTCGTTTGTATAAAATATTGTGCCTGGCTGGCTGCGTCGTCTGCTACTTGCGGGTTATTGCTACCTAAAATTTGTACAACTGCGCGGTTAACTACTTGGTCAGCTTCAAAGGATATGCCTAGTTCGTTGTACGGTAGGTTTGTGCCGTCGTCGTGAAAGTCTGCTACTGAACCGCTAAGCGTATTGCCTATGCGCGGCTGAAAAGTAAGCTGCCCGTCGTTCGACATAAATAGGCGGCCTTGTTCTGCGTCGTTAATTTGTACGCAATAAGCCAGCGCGTTAGTACCTTGATCTACGGTAAAAGCTGCCGCGCCGCCTAATGTTTGTGTCCCTGTAGAAATGTTGCGCGCCAATGCCGGAAACGCAACTTCAGGTAAATCTAGGACGGCTTCAAGACGTTCGCTACTTAATTGTTCGGATACGTTAAATTCGTCTAAAACAGTTTGGCTTAATAAATATAAATCGTCTGCACAAAAAACGGTAACTACATCAATACCGCCTAAAACAAAATCGTAGTTATAATTTACAACATAGCCGCGAAAAATGAACTGTGCCACGTTAAGGCTGTCGTATCGAACTAGCTGTACTTCTCGCATAGGTGCAAGGCCTGGCTGTTGTGTAGTGCTATCCCAGTACGGGCTTTGTTCATCAAACGGGTTGAAAATTCCGCTGGTATCGCTAAGCGTAAAATACATTGTGCCAGCGCCGAACTGATCGCCTATATCTTGCCTACCGCGTTTAACGCGCACACTAACGCAACCGTCTAAAATTGCTGCAAAGTTAGTAGTGCCGTCTAAAACGTATTGCGTATTATCTAATACGCCCGCTTCTGCGTCGTCTAATATAAACGCGTCTTGCAAAAATCCTGTATCTACAAATAATTCGTAGTTACCTGAACCAACTACCGATACCCCAGCCATTAAGCTATTTCAAGTTGTAGCGGGCCTGAAACACGGTTATAGGCAATAAGCGCATTATTTACAGCTTCGCCTATTTCGGCTTTAGTAGCTAGCTGGCTGTTCACGTTTATTGTTATGCCACCCGAACCTAACGGCTGGCCTTTGTCTGTAGGTGCGCCGGGTGGAATAATTCGCCCTACTTGCGGTGTATCGATCACTGGCATAACAGTTTTTATAGGGTTTATAGCTTCGTCAAAGCCTGCACTAATGCCTTTTACGTCTGCCAGTGTTAAGCCTGTGCCTGCTAGTTGTGACTGTGCCACTGCCATAGCGGCTTCTACGCCCGCTAGATATTGTTGCGCGTTAGATACGCCCGCCGCGTAAAACTTGCTGGCCGATAGGTCGCCAATAGTTTTAGCTATCGCGTTAGTTTCTGCTACAAGTTTGTTAGCCCTTAACACGTTCGCGCTTGACTGCAATAGTTCTTTAGCAATAGCCGCGCCGCTTTCTACGCCTGCGTCTATCACTTGCTGTAACGCCTCGCGCGATAGCCCAGCGGCTAAAAGCTTTTCTACAAGCGCTGCAAAATCTTTAGCCCTATCTGCCTGGCCTTGCAAAGCGCTAAAAAATGTTAGCGCGCCGCTTTCCCCGCCTTCTTTAAAAGCGTCACCAAAATTAAGGCTTTCGGTTATAACGTTTTGAACTGAACCGCTAAAATCATTAAATGCGTCTTGCGCGCTTTCCAACCGGCTTTTAGCGTTATCTAACGCTTCTGCCATTTGTGTATTCAAAGCTTCTGACGCTTCTTTTACGGCTTGCGCCATTTCTTGTTTAAGTGTCTTAGCTGCCTTTTCTGCGGCCTTACCTAATTTGTCTACCTTTGAAGCCGCACCCTTTGGCGTGTCGTCTGCCTTCTCGCCTAAAAGTTCGGCCATGTCGGCAGCGCCTTTGGCGTCCTCAGCTAATTTTTTAGCAGCAAAACTGGAATAACCTGACGCGGTAGCCATGTTTCCAATACCGGCTATAAAACTATCAAAACTTGCTTCTAATTTTTTGACGTCTATAAAATCGTTAAATACGTTGCCCAACATTTTTATAGCTTTAGCTGGGTTAACTAATGCAGTTACGGACGCGGCAGCAATTACCGTAAATTTGTATAGGACGTTTGCGGCTTTGGCGGCGTTAACGGCAATAGTTTTAAATCCGTTTATAAACGCTGTACCGCTGTTGCCCATTTCGTATAGGGCTTGCTGTAGACCTTTAACTAATCCTTTTTCGCCTATTACTTCGGCTACTCGTTCAAAGGCTGGTACTACGTTTTCGTTTAAAAACGTGACTACTTTAAGAAATATTGGTAAAAATGCCTGGCCTAGTTTTTGTTGTATGTCGTCAAATGTTGCGCCTAATATTTTTTGTTGTGCTGCCAGGCCGTCAGACGTGCGCGCAAAATCGCCTTGCGCGTCGCTTGTTTGATCGAATATAACTTTTTGTGCGGCTAATACTTTTTGTTGTGCTGTTAATGCTTTGCTGCCTGAATATATGCCTAGTTCTGTTGCTGCCGCTTTTAGTGTTGCGTCGTCTAGTAGTACGCCGTATTTGCGTAGCGGTTCAGCTTCGCCGCGTAACGCTGAACCTAAAGCCGTAATGGCGTCGTCTACTGAAGTGTTATTAAACGACGCTAAATCTGATGCCAAAGTGACTAGGTTTAAACTAAAGTCACTTAAATCTTTACCAGCAAGCCCAGCGGATTTACCAAAAATTGCAAACGTACCAGCTGCCTTAAGCGCTGCGGTTTCACTTAAACCTAAAGCCGTGTTTGCTTTATCTGCAAAGCTTTCTACTTCTTTAGATATTGCACCGAAAACTACTTTATTTTTGCTTATAGCTTCGTTAAAATCTGAAGCGGCTTGTATGGCTTTATATGCAAACGCGCCTACAGCGACAACAGCGCCGCCGATAGCGGCAGTAGCAAGAAGCGTAGATTTTGTTAAACCTGCAAAACTTTTGTTAGCGTCAACGCCGAAAGCCCCTAAAGCTTTTTGTGCTTTGCCTAAACCTTTGTCGTCAAAACTTGACGTAATTGGTATGTTAATCGCCATAGCGGGTTTTCAATTTCTTGTTAAGTGTTTTGGCTACTTCGTCAACTATTTCTTTTACCGCGTATTGCACCGTGTACCTGTGTTTTTCTACGGCTGGGTCAATGGCGCGGGGCTGTAAACCTACTTCAACATTAAGATTATTTACAAAATTAGTATTTTTAGTTTTAATACCGGCATGGTCATAAATAGAACCTGCAGCGTCTAACTGTTGGGCAACCATAAGACCGTACGGCCTGGCTTTAAAAGTTACGCTATGGCTTTCACGGGGATTATTTTCTGCGTCGAATTTGTCTTTAAATTGAACTGTGCCGCCCCGGCTTGCGCGTCTGCCTACCTTAATTTTTATGCCAGCTTTGGCCGTTCGGTTATCCCAATACACTTCACGGCCTTTAATAAGTTTGCCGCGCGCCATACCTGACAACGGGGGCGTAGTGCCAATAAGTTCGCGGGCAGTAGAAATAATTGGTGCGCCCGCGCCTTTAATGCGTTTAGTAACTTCGCGCCTATAAACCTTGTCGTATTTGTTTAGTTCAGCAAGTGTTTGTTGTATGCCTTGTATTTGCATTACGTTCTTTTTTTCAAACATACGTTTTATTTTTCTTATTCAATATTTCTACAACTGTGTATAGATCACCTACGCTAAATTCAATATGGCTAGGCCAGTAGTGGCACGTTACTAAAACTTCTGCCATAAGATAACTTACTGTGCCTGGTCTACTTTTAAATCGGTTGCCTGATCTACTACTTCAATGTTTGTAAGACTTGTTATAAACGCGTCTAAGTTGGCTGGTACTACTATGCCGTTTAGGCGGCTGGCTTCGTAACACATATACGCCAAATCCTCTACGCCTATACCGTTAGCAATATCTGAAGCTTTACGCCGATATTTTCTTTCCCATAAAACTATTGTCATTAAATTAGTTTGTACTTCGTAATTTGTGCCGTCTTTAAATACGGCTTTAAGTGTTAGTTGCATTAGTTACCTTTCTCGTACGCCGTTCTACAGGCGGTGCTTGTTTTTGTAATTATCAGCGGCCAAAGCCGCGACATTATGCGACAGCTTTAGTAAGTGTGCCGCCAGTAAAGGTAAGTGTAATTGTTGAAAGTTCGCCTAATGTTGCGTTAATTGGCGTGTGGCTTTCTAAGTAGCAATCTGCCAGGGTATACAACGGCGAGGTAGCGCTAGGTGATGTTAAGCCAGCTGCGGTAGGTGAAACTTTAATTGTGGTTTGAATACCGACAAGCCCAAAGATTGTAGCTTCCGTACTTGCAGCGCTGTAATCCTGGTATAGCGTCACTTCGAAAGTATTGTTCTGCAACGACGTTACGGCAGCGCCGCCAAATTTGCGGGCTGTGTCGCCAAAGGCCGAAGTTTCAAGCTGTTCAAAAACGTACGTTAATACTGCGCTTGTCGCCTGATCGGTAAGGTTTACGCTGTTAATAGTTAGGGCTGGGTTTGAAAGATAAACGGTTGACATATTTTAGTAGTCCTTTTCGGTTTCTGTATCTTTAGTTTTAGCAGATTTCTTTACGCCTTGTGGGGATATATGACCGCCGCCAATGAGTAGCGGAATATTGACGTGTTCTAAGTCTTTGGCTGTCACAATGTCGCCGCGCTTAAAAATTAACCTATCTGATGTCACTAAATAAGTTTCCATAAATCCTTTAACTTGTTTGGGCTTGCATAGTAACCGTTATGTCATAAGCCGGATAAGCCACCCCGCCTATTAAAGCTTCAGTAGGCCTACCGTCTGTTACGCCAACATTAGCACCCAGCACTAACGAAGCCAGGTTAAGTAGGCTGCGTTGCGCGTCTAAGTTGCCTGGGCCTAAAGTTATTACCCTGACTGGGAATAGCAATTTCACTACGTTTGCGTTAAAGGCTTCGAAGCTGGGCGCGTCTATAAAAGCGCAAGGCGGTACAAGGTTGCGCGGGTCATTAACTACTTGCAAGCCGGTAACAGCTGTAAGTGTTGCCGTTAGGTTTGTTAGTGCCGTGTTAAATAGGTCTGTGAAGTTTTGTGGCATTACGCTACCTGCGGGCGGTCAACGCCTAACAGTTGTTTAACCATTGGCGATAAGCCAAACGTGTTGCCTGTACCTAAACCATCAAAGCTAGAAAAATCCGAAATCGATCCCCTTTGTCTATATAGGGCCGCCGAATACATCACAACGCCTAAAGATACGTCATTACTAGGCACAGTAGTTGGGCTGTCTATGTAGCCGTTTTCTTGTCTGCGTCTAAAACTGAAGGCGTTACCAGCGGCAGCACAAGTAGTTAAAAATGCTGTATCGGCTGCCGTAGCTGTACCGATACCTAGCCAGTCCTCTATCTGTGCGGCTGTAATCCATGTGCAAGTAATCGTAGTTGTTAACGTGCCTGTAGCTGCAACTATTTCTACGTTCGTTGCGGTCTTAGCAAATAAAACTTGATTACTAATTGGTAGCTGGTTATCGTAAAGAAAAAAACCTTGTAGGTCTACGCCTGTGAAATAGTATTGCGGTAAAGCGCGAACTACATACGTGCCGTTAAAAGTTGCGTCTACGTTTGCAAGTGTAAAACTTTGACCGATTTCTAGCGGTTCTGCGTTTGTTTGTAAACGTATTACCGCGAAGTTATCGGTTAAATATTTTTGTTGAACCGAATAAACGGCCATAGCTGGCCTTCTTTCTAGTTAAACGAACTTAACAAATTTTGTAGCGTCAGCCATAAAGCCCGCTGCGTAACCTCTAAAGGCAATTGTGCGGCCCAAAGTTGCTGGCACGTCTACGCTAATTGCGCCTTTTTGCTGTTCGTAGAATTCAAAGCCTGCGGCTGGGCCTGCGGCGTGACCCATAAAAGAACCTGGGGCGTGTCGATCAACTACAAGCACTAGGCCTAGCGGGTTACCGTTCCAACTTGTAGCAGACGAATTACCGGCCGCGTTTTGACCCATAAGGTTAGGCGCACCTACAAACGGGAATACTGGGCGGTTTGCGTCGTCTACTGAACTTGCTAACGCTTTCCAACTTGCCGGGGTAACAAACATGTGCGTAGGTAAATAGTTTGTATCTGTAGAAATTTGTCTTGCGCCTTCGTAAATTGCGGCTACCCAGTCAGCACCGACGGCCGTGTCGGCTACTGACGAAGTTTGAGTAATTGCAGCATGGCAAGTATCTATTGCGTAGTTATCGGTTGCTTGTCCGTAGGCGATAGCTAATTGATTTAAAATGATGTCAATTGAAGCCGGGTCTGACCAGTCTAAATCTTGTTCGGACACGGTAACAAATGTGCCGAAACTTAATTTAGATACGTCATTGTTTGAAACGACAACAGTAGAAGCGTTTAGCTGATCAAATTGTACTGATTGCTGTTGTACGACTGGGCGTGTTGTAATTTTTGGGCGGCGAAACGTCGCGCCTGATGCTGGCATAGCGCGCGTACCAATTGCAGTAACAAACGGGCGAACTGGGTTTAGTCCGTCGTATACGCTGCCGGTTATAATTTCAGGCAAAATACCTGGCGTGCTTTCTGTGTTAACAAATGGTGCTACGCCTGGCGCTGCTTCTACTACGGCTTGCTTAATGTTTGCGTTCATTGTTGCAAAGTCTGAACCGCCGCGTACATAGCTTGCGATATATTCGGACGTGCTAGGCAAACGAAGTTTGCGCGGTTGCGCGTATGTTAATACTTGTGCGGCTTCAATAACTTGTGGGGCTTCTTGTGGTTGTGTCATATCTGTTACCTCTGTTTGTTGGTCTTGATTACTAGTTAACACTATTTCGGGTTCTGTTTCGGGGATACTGGCTGCTACGCGATCTACTTTAGCGTTTTCAAAAGCGCCAAAAGGCAAAAGGCTTAATTCTTGCCAGTCAGCTTTAGTTATAACCATTGTGCCGCTTTCGTCATAGCTAAATTCTGTTGGCATAATGCCTACCGAAACGCTATCTAAAACGCCGTCTTTGGCCAGCTGTAGCGCTTCGTCGCCGTCACGTGTTGCCGAAATTGTGGCTTCAAATAAAATCGTGTCGCCTACTAGTTCGCGGCTTGTCACTAAGCCAATAGGTTTAGCGCTGTCGTGGTACATATACATTTTAGGTTTCTTACCTTCTAACGGTAATGACCCAGTAGCAAACTTAACTTTTTGGCCGTCCGAAACTACAGCTTCTACTTCGTATTGCACCGCTACGCCTGCCAGGGTTCGACGTGGCATAGTTGCGCCGTCTTTAGCTGCGTCTAAATTTAAATCTTGTGGGATAAGCCTAAGCATTATTTGCCGCCGTTTCGTTTACGTTTATTTCTGTTTCGGGTTTCATGTTTTCGTAATCTGTATTCAAGTAACTTTCTATATCAAATTTAACTACCGTGCCGCGCGGCAAAACATTATTAGCGCTTAAAGTTTCTTGTATGCAATCTATATACGGTTTTACGCCAAACTTGTATAGATCGCGTGAAGCTTCGGCGCTTGAAACATAACTGTAATTTCCAATTGATACCGAAACGAGGTACGCGGGGACGTTAGCAATTCTTGCTAGGTCTTTGGCCTGGTATTCGGCTGCGTCAATTAAAAGCATTTTGTCGGGCGTAGAAGTGTTGTGTATTACTTCTACAAATTCGTTAACAGCGCTTGTAGCAGACGAATAACGCGCTTCGTCGTACGCGGCCGCTAAATCGCGTAATTCTTGCGCCGACATTGGTTCACCGCTTGTTTGTCTAAGCGTTACGGCTGGTTGCAAACTTGACGCGTTACGGTTGCGGGCTTGTTCTAGTTTTAGCGCTGTGTCTACCGATACTGCACCGGTATAAATTAGGCCTTGAATTGGTGAAATGAATTGTACGCAATCCTCGTAAACAATAGGTAGACCTTGAAACAATATTTGTTTAGACGGCCCAAACCATACGCCGTTACTTTGCGCTTGATCTTGTGTAGTGACCATAGCGGCCGGTAAACGTGTAAACGAACTTGGATAGCCCGAACTATCTCTTTCAACTATGTACCAAAACGCCCTACCGATAAAAAAAAGATCATCAAAAGTCCACGAAAATAGAAAATTATTTGTTACGCCTTTGTCGATACGTGATAGCCAGCTGCGCGGGGCTTCAGGTATTAACTCGATTTTTTCGCCGTTCCACATTTCTTTAAATTGTTCTAATTTTAAACAGCCAATAACTGACGCCATCAAATCGCGTGACCGGCTTATAGTTGGCACTTGCATAAAGCGCTGTCGAATTTGGCCAGACTGGTACGCAAAGAAATTACCAATTTGGCTAGCGCCCGCATTAGAACCGGTACGGTCAGCGGCGTAACCGGCAGCGGCTTTAACTACCTTTTCGGGTTGCGGTTTAAAATTAAATATTGCCATAGCGCAAGTATGCCACAATTCTTAAATTTTTGTAATGATAGGTAGCCGCCACAATTACCCTACGAGAAAGCT